GCAGGAACAGTTAGAGTGTACAATAACATATCCTGACCAGTTACAGGTGCTGGTAGTGGAGAAACAGCAGATTTTCCTTCTATAACAGAAAACTCACCAGAAGGCTTGACAACAATTCTATCAATACGACTTAAATAATATTCAAAATCGAGAGTTGCAACAGAGTCTGGATCAGGATTCATTGCACCAGATAATGCTGTTGATGCAATACCCCTCGCTGGTCTAAAATCTAATGATGATCTCAATGAAACAAGCTTACCATCTTCCTTGTTACTAAACTTGCTTATATCTTCATAGCTCATATTCGATCCAGATTTTGAATATGAATCTACAGTAAACAAGCCATAGTTTTGTGGAGATGGTGCCGAACTATGTTTCATGTACCGATATTGAACATACACTTTACCTGATGGTGAGCTATAACCTCTCTTCAGTTTAATTGATGCATGATCGTAGTGCGTTTTTCTCTGCCCATTATCAAAGTCATAATTATTTGTAATGTCATGAGAAGAATCAGTCAACATCGCAGTAGTAACATTACCAGATGATTTAGAGTCAGTGATTCTGACAATTTCATAAACATCAGGAACTTGTAAACTTACAGATTTTCCAGGTGATCTCAAATCTGTTAAAATCGAACCATCAAAGTAAGTAGCTCCGATATTTTCAAACACCAATCCACCAGTAATTGAATGAACAATACCTGTATTTGATGAATCTAGCGTATTTGTGCCACCGAGATTTAAAGGTACTTTAGCGTGTAAAGTGTCATTCAGCGGTAAGAATTGTTTACCACGAATAGCACCTGTTGAAGTGTTTTCTAAATTATTTACTTTTGTTTTTATGATGAAATCAGCTTTAACTCCTGCTGTGCTTAGATTGACATCAATTGTTGTGCTACTAACAGCACTAACAGAGAAGTAATTGTTTGCTAAACTCAATACTGTATTTGCTGTAATACCAGAAGTTGCGTTTGAAGTTGAATCTGATCTAATAAAACAGATAATATTATCCAATACACTCGAATCTGTTAATGTACCAACAGCACCAGCAAAAGCAAATGTATCAGTACCAACAGTTGATATTGTAATCTTTCCATCACCGCCTGATAATTTGTTAGAATAAACTTTTCTTGCATACAAATCCATATCTGAAATCGTATTAGCTTTTACAGCTTCATATGGCAATTCAAACACAAGACTTGTTCTTGAAGGTTCGTTTATATATGCATAACCTGTTGATAATTCTTTTGAATCGCTATCAACATTACCAGCAAATGTTATTGTTGAACCGTTGCGCATAACAACAGATTCTGCAACTTTAAAATCAGAATCTATAGAGAATGTATTAGCAGATGTTGGGGTGAAAGGATATGTTGATGATAAAGTTATTGTTCTTGAAACACCATTAGATGCTACAATTTTTATAGGCGATACGCTTGCACCACCAGCATCAGTAAGTCTAAAATACATGTTTGCATATGCATTATCACCACATGTATTTGAGAATGTTGCTGGAAGATTAATTACAGTGTTACTTGATCCTGTGCTTACAGTGCCTGTGATAGATGATGCATTAACATCAAACACATTTACATCAAATGAATGTGTTGTTCCTATGTTATTATTAGTCGCATCATTAAACTTTATCATGTTTGCATATAAAGTACCAATCTTTGTTGAATTATATGCGGCAGTTGATGTTGAATTAACATTAGCGTGTGAAACAGAATGTATATCCAACATAGGAAATGTTGAGATGTCTAAAGTTCCTCGAATACTATTTAAAACCAAGTAACTTGAATAGCTTGTTGGCAAATCATATTCTTTTACAGCGTTAGATATTCTTGATCTGTTTATACCAATCTTTGTTGGAGCGATTGTTTGAAATTCATGCCCACCAACATATGCTTTTCCTGGATCGAGTACAGCAGTAAATAAACCAGTGTCAATATTATTGTTTGCATCATAATATTCATCCTCAAGAGATACTACGAAAGGATCTATAGTGTAATTACCAGACTCTTCATAAGTTCGTCTTGCTAGAGTTTTTTCAATCTCTGAATAGATAGGATAGTCAACTTCTTTAGTTTTAACACCATTAACTAAGCGAATAACTTCAAAGAATGATGATGTGTCTGCCGAATCTAAAGTTCTTTTTGATAATGTTGTGTTTATTGCAAAACGATCAGCACCAGGTGCTTGATAATTAAATGAACCTTGCGCAGGATCTAGAAGAGATGTATCATCAACATAATCTGTAATGATCTCTTCAAATTCAATACCTATCTTATATGATGGATTTTCTAAATTTACAGTTGAGTTGTAACCTTCTCTGTAACGAAGTGTTAGAACAAGGAACTGTGGGTTTACTTTTACAAAATTGCCCTTAAAATAATACACACCGTCTTGAATACTTGCAACATATGATCTACCAATAGATGTTGGATCATTCTTTATTTTTGCATATGTATTTTGCCCATATATTCTAATATCAGAACCAGGCACAAAAAAATCACCACTCAAATATTTAATAACCAAAACAGGTGAAGATGAAACTGAAGTATCAATTGCGATAACTTTAGCTCTTGTTGTTTTTGTTGAATTGTATGCGACAATAGTCTTGTCAAGAAAGTCTTCAGGTGCTATATCAACATTATTAAATTGAGTTTCTAAAGTAATAAAATTTGCGCGATTATCGAGTGAAATTTTTCCACCTACAACGGGGCTTCCACTCTTAAAAACATGATTTCCAAACTTTTCTATTTGATTGGAAATGATTGTTTGAAGTTGTGTAAGTTCTCTACCCTGTACAGCATATCCAGGTTTGAAAAGAATTCGCATGAAATTCTTGTTCTCTTCAAAATCATCATAGTAAGGATCGTAATTGAATATTTTAGTCATTTATATCTCTTAGAAACTAAGCAAAAATCTGAATTTATCTGTTTGATCAACATCTCTTTGTGTGGGAAGCTTATTAAGAACATGGAGTATCTTTCCACTATAAGGCTTTAATGTTGGTTGTGTTGCAGATACGGCAACACGAATTGCACCTGTTGTTAAACCTTTAATTGTTAAATTAGTCTGAAGGCTTCCTTTGATGTTATTTATGTAGAGTTCATTGGCAATATTATCGAAAGAAATAACTTCTGCTGAAAAACTTGAATTATTGAGTGTATCACCCTGATATATTATTTCATCTTTGTAGAAACTTCCAATACCAGGAGAAACTTTTAATTTTGAATATAATGTGTAAACATCATCTTCAGCTAATTCTGAAGAACCATATTTTTGAGGATTATGTAATAAAAAAGTTTGTCTAAAATCATTATCTGTTGGTATAACACCATCCTCGTCTGTCATATCTAATGTTATCATCAAAGTTTTAGAATATAACTCAAAAATAGCGTCATATCCATGCCCATTCTGTGGTACAATTTTAACAGTTCCTGCGGCAGAAGATCCAGTACCACCTGATATATCAGTGAAGACTAGATTTGCTGTTGTATAATCTCGACCTCTATCTTGAATAATAACATCTATCACATGCCCAGATGAGACATTGGCTTTTAATATAGCACCAGTACCATCACCAACAACACTTATTATTCCTTGCAAGTTTCCATCTATGTAATTGTTACCGGAATTTGTTATATCGATAACATCAATAGAACCATTTATTGCTGCTGCGCTAACAAACTTGTTTGAATAAACTGGCATCCACTCTGATGTCATAAACTTCTGTTTCTGCACAGAAGAAATTGTGTACATATACTTCCATTTATATCCATCGGAAGTTTTAATAAAAGGTTCTTCTAGTGATGTTGTTGAAAGTGAAACAATAGGCTCATCTGTTGATGCAGAACTTTTATTATTGTATAAACATTTAAATACCTGATCGTAAGAATTTCTAACATAGAAATCCATATATGTGTCAAGTAAATTACATACACAGTCATATTGTCTATATACTGTACCGGAAGCCCAGTCTCTTCTAGGTATTACAAATGATGTGTTATTATATGATATTTTTTTAGCTGCAATTGCTTTTTTATAAAAATCAAATAACTGTCTTGGTGTTTGACTGGGAGTTGGCACATTCTCTGATCCTGCATTCCAAGGCGTTTGTTGACCAATAACGAAATACATATTATTTTGTCGAGATGCAGGCAAATATGCATTAGATTGGCTATCTAACAAATTATATACTTGTTGAGCGAGAAGTGTTTTGAAAGCTGTTGTGGTATAATTTGACATGTTATTATTTATATCGGTTTTCTAATGATAATTGGAATATTGTTGGAATTTCCATTCATTTTGTGATCTACAATAATTTGACTTGATGACACATTTTTAACTTTCACTAGATCAGTGTAAAATACTTTAATTTTTAAATTGTTAGCTGTTATAGGTGAAATACTTCCCAATGATAACACATTTTCTTTGTTTACTATGACAGTATCTGATACAAAATATTGATTATATCTCACAATTGCAATTGGTCTATTAACAAGATACGCGCTATATATAATGTTTGATTCTAGATATGGTATGATTTTATTTTTTATCCAACTTTCATAGAAAGAATCGATAGACATATTTTGCTCATATGCAGATGCATAGTATGCATCTATAATAGAAATAAAGCCTTTGTTTGTTACATCACCAATATGTCTTCCATCTATTTTTTGCTCAATAAATGTTTTGAAATGAGCTGGTACATATTGACCAGTGCAATAATGAATAAAGTCTCTTGTAAATTCAACTGTTATATCATTAGTATTTGCTCTCGATGTTGTTGTGTCGCTAGTTATGACTAAGTTTGTATTAGATAAATCATTAGGATTAGAACTTAATACAATTAAATCATCATCATTTAAATCTGCAATATAATTACATGAAGTACCAACAATATTATTTGAATTCTGCCCAATATTTGCTGTTCCACTTATAACTCTATTCAAACCAGTTAAAATAAGTGTATCACCAACATTGATATAATTTGTTAAATTAATACTGGTATTAGTAGAAATTATTGTATTTGAACCATTAGAAATATTAAATGTATAAGCAAATGGTTTTACAATTTCTATTGTTGTATTAGTGTTTGTAGTAAAATCTATTTTATCTGTGTGAACCTTATTAATAAATGTTTTCATACCAATTGGATGAAACACTTCTTTAAATGGTTGTTTAAAATAATTATAATCTTTGCTTGTATTTATGATGTATGAATAATTGTGATATTTTTCAGAATCTTGAACATACTTATCTGAACTAATATGCCCATCCGTATTTACATAAATTCCAGGAAGTCTAATCAAACCATTTTCAAATCTAGCAGTAGCCTTTGCTTTACCATCACCATAAACAACATGAGACAATACATTACAATTAACTAAATTATCATCAGTCTTTATAGTAGATGTATTGCTAAATGAACCTGAATAATTAAATAATCTTAATATTCCTGAATTCAAGTCATGCTTATCAACATAAGCAACAAAAGTTGGGGATGTATTTGTTGATCCTTGATAAATTTTTGTATTTGATGTAAATATCTTTCCAGGGGTCACATTTGAAATATAAACATCCATATTTCTGAGAGAAATTGTAGGCACATTGATATAATCATATCCATAGCTACTAATTCTCAATTTGGATATTGCACCAATTCTCGATGTTGATAATTCTACTTTTTCACCATCACCTAAAATTTCTGTTGCAACTAACTTCGCACCAGAACCATTCGCAGATGATACGGTAACATTCGGAAGAGCACTCATTGAGTAACCTTCACCTCCACGAACATATGCATTTGTAGAATGATTGACAATATTTACAGCTTTAATTCCTGAATTAGAAGAATATATTTCTGATACAACACCGTTAGCACCATATCCTGAACCACCTGTAAATATTAAAGTGTCACCAACACTATAATTTGAGCCACCATTGACAATAGATATTCTACCCAATGAACCTAAATTTCTTAATTCATTTTTCAAAATTTTATAAACTTTCAAACCAGTTGCTGTGACTGGAAACTGTTTATCTATAATTATACGATCGTCTGTTGCTGATACAACTCTTGCAATATCATTTAGTTTACCAGTTGAATCTTGTATTCTTATTAAAGAATCTTTCTCTATACTGTAAGTTGTAGCAATCAACACTGATGAATTGCCTGAAATTAGTGTAGAAGTGCCTGAAATTATAGAAAATGGTACTGGATTAGTACTTGATCCTATTAAAGTATGAGATAAAGATTCATTATAAAAACTATATACATCAAGTTGTGGTTTTTCTCTATAACCACCACCTTGCCCAGTTAGAGTTATTAAAGAGATTGGATATACATTAAGAGATTGATATGTTGATACATTTGAAATAATAGTATTATTAGCTGGATCAATTGACAATATTGTATTCCCAGATATTGTCTCAATTTGTGTTGATGTTACATTTAATGTTCTGTATGTGGATAAGTCTAATAAAGAAATATCTGCTTTTGCTTCTGCAATTTGTGCAAGTGTCGATAAACCAAAACCACCACTAAAATCAACTTCAGTTGATTCAACTATATTTTTTGGATCTCTAAATCCAAAACCACCATCGATAACATTAATGTTAGTCACAGAGCCTTTTGTTGTTTCACCAACAGTCGCAACTGCTCCTATAGGTGAATTTGCTGTTGGATTTAAACCACCAACAATAGTTACTGGATCACCGTTATAATTAATTGATGCATCGAAACCAACATAATATAATCCTCTATGATCTGGATTTATTTTTATTTCTGATAACGCACCAACAATACGACCCTTAACTGTTACATCAATACCACTTTCATTCTTATATGTTGCTCTTACATCTTCACCTGTTTGGAAATATCGTTCTATATTTGAAATATAAACTTCGTTATATTCAATACCAAGTTGTCTATCAACAGACTTAACAACTCTCTCAACGAGAGCAGTTGCTTTTGATATTTCACCAGTTAGTAAAGTTTTTTCAATATTTAAAATGTTTACATCATTAGTTGCAACTCGAAGAGCTAACGGAAGAATCCATTTACCATCAGAAACTTTAAGTATATCTTGTTTTGGATAGTATACATCAATTTCTTCATTGAAAAACGCTCTAAAAGCAAATCTTAATGATTCTTCCGAACCTTTTCTGCTATAAAATTCATTTATTTTTTTAAGAAAAAGTTTTTTATCAGCCACCATTCCTCGAGGAAAATATGGCATAAGATTTTCAATTAATCTGTCAATGTATTTATCAGAAGCTGTATCGATATCGAATGAATATCGTAAACTATCACCTTCTTTTAATACACCTCCATCAACTTCCAACCATTCATAATATTTCTCAAGAAATGTTACAAACTTTGGATGATCTGTTCTTATATGATCTGGTAATTGATTTCTTACCAGTTGAGATATTTTTCTATTATCCATTTAATCTTTTGATATCAATCGATATGTTTGTTGCTTCGTTGTGATCTAATACTAGCATTTTATTACCAGTTGTTTGTATTAAATTAGTTTTTGGTTTAAAGAACAATATTATATCACCAAAGTCGTTATTGACTGCTTTTGGATTAAACTTCTCGATAGTAACTTTACCTAAGAAATAATCTATTTCACCAATAGCACCATTTTTTTGATTTGCATTTAAAACAAATTTTGTATTCTGATTCGTAACAGAGTCAGCTTTATAATAGACAATTCTTAATTGCCCATATCTACCTTCTAATACAGAAGATGC